AGAAGAAATGGCACCCAGACCACCAACAGCACCAGCATTGGTTCCATCAGTGGTTGATACTCCATTTCCTGATACAGAATATGAAGAACCAACTCTTACTGCTCTGGTAGCAGCAGCATCAACAGTCAGTTGAACACTCGATGATAGTTTATGTGTAAGGGCACCTGCATTTGCTGCCGTACCTGTCATCAGTAACATTCCAAAAGCAATTAACGCTTTATTCATGATCGTGTTAAATAATGCTCTATCTATCTATATATGTATAAATATATGTGAGACTTTCGTGCGGTCTCTCTACAAGTCGGAACACCCTATAAGAGGTACGGTTTACTCCATACCTCTTTTTTTGTGTTTGTAAATAAATATAAATGGTTGCCTTCGGGGACCACAAAACACAAACTCGCTTAAAAAGGAGCTACCATAATGACTGGACTTAAGAAGTTCACGGCAAAAGATCTTAATGCCGTTGTAGATGCTGTAGAACGCTACAGTGTTGGGTATGATGATCTATTCTATAGATTGCATTCTTATGGGGCAGGAACGCCTCAAAATTCATATCCTCCATACAATATTATAAAGAAGGACGAAGAAAACTATAGAGTTGAGATTGCATTAGCAGGATGGTCAAAAGATGATATTGAAGTATCAACACAAACAAATGTTCTTTTGATTAAATCTAAAGCATCTAAAGATACATCTGATTTAGATTATGTACATCGTGGAGTTGCAACAAGAACTTTTGCCAGGGGATTTAATTTATCTGATGATATGGAACTTGGCAATGTTGAATTTAAGGATGGCATGTTACTAATTGATATACATAAGATACTTCCAGAACATCAGAAGTTAAAAATTTACGATATTAACTGATTTGTAGACTGGAAAGATAAATAAATTAAAGTGCCCATAAACCAGTGAAATCTTTCCAGTCTCTTAGATTAACTCTAAAATATCATAACAAATTAAATATAAAATTCTGGGATGAAGGATATCTCAGAACTGAAGTTCGGGATAAATTGCTTCAAATTGGATACAAGTGGGCAGACTTTGCTAAAATTCCACCTGAAGCAATAAAAGATATCATCTTAGTTGGTGGTAATGCTAATTACAACTACACAAGATTTTCTGATTTGGATTTACACTTGGTTGTAGATAAATCACAAATTGCAGACTGCCCAGAAATTCTTGATGATTATCTTAGAGACAAGAAAAAATTATGGGCACTTGTTCATGATATCAAATTGTATGCACATCCTGTAGAACTTTATGCTCAGGATGTGACTGATCCACTCCCTGCTAATCAGGGAGTATATTCTGTCAGAGACGATAAATGGATTATGGAACCAAGACGGACAGAGGTCAATCTGTCTGATCCCTTGCTTTTCCGTAAGGTTCGTGCTATGGTAGAAAAGATCGATGATCTCATAGACAACGAAGCAGACGATCCTGATGTTTTACGCAAACTTCAAAAGAGAATACGTGACATGAGAGCATCTGCAATTCAGCAGGGTGGAGAATTTGCACTTGAGAATCTTGTATTCAAAGAGTTGCGAAATCGTGGATACCTTGACAAACTTTCCAACCACATCAAACATTTAGAAGACACTAATTTATCACTATGACTGTTAAAGTTATGCTATTGAAGTCCGGTGAGGACGTTATTTCGGACGCACAAGAAGTTCGTGATAAGGAATCTGGTAATATTGTTGCATATCATTTGATGCAACCGTATTGCATGGAACTAACTACTGTTCCAATTACTCCTGATGATGAAGATGAACTTACTCCTGAGCAACTTGAAGAACAACCTCAAGTTAGGATCTCTGTAAGTTATACTCATTGGGCACCTCTATCAAAGCAGAGAGAATTTTTCATTCCTGCTGATTGGGTCGTTACCATTTATGATCCCCACGATAATATCATGACTGACTATTGCAAGAAACATCCTCCTGCAGAACAAACTGAAGAATTAAATTCAGTTACCCCTACCGAAGTCGTTGGAGAAGTGAATGAACCTGAAACTGCTGCTGTTAACTGATGGCACTTACGTAATTGCTTGGGTATACGAGTTGCCTGAGGAACCCAGAGGGTTCCTGGCACTTCCAATGCAAGTGGTAAAATCTGGAAAGGGAATTTCTTTAAAGAAGTTCCCATTTTATTCTGAGCAAGAATACGTCTTGCTTTATTCCAATTCGATATGTACAATCGTAGAACCAGATGAAAATCTGAAATCTAAATATCTAACGATCCACCCTGAACAACCAGACATTGAGTTACCAGAAACCGAACCAGAAGAACAACTCCTCACAGAAGGGGAAGTTTTATAGTAACATCTTTTTAGCTAATGATAATATCCTTTATATTGGATATGAAAACGGTCAACGTGTCCAGTATAAGGATAAACTACTTCCACAGTTATTTGCACGTACTACTAAAGAAACTGAATACAAGACCCTTGAGGGATATAGTGTTCAAGAGTTTACCTTTGGTAGTGTGAGCGATGCAAAGGAGTTTATCAATTCTCATAAGGACGTAGAAAATTTTAAAGTATATGGTAATGATAGATTCATGTACCAATACTTTAATCAAAATTTTCCTGAAGATATTGAGTATGATAGTTCTTTGCTAAAAATATATACCCTTGATATTGAGACTACAGCAGAAAATGGATTTCCTTCGGTAGCAGATACTATTGAAGAAATTTTGTGTCTAACCGTAAAAGATTTTTCTACAAAGCAGTTTATTGTTTGGGGAACACGCGAGTATGAAAACTCTCGGGATGATGTTGAGTATCGTGTCTTCTGGAAAGAGGAAGAGATGCTTCGTGATTTCTTGGGATGGTGGGCAGAGAATACCCCAGACATTCTTACTGGGTGGAATGTAGATCTGTTTGATATTCCTTATATTTTCCGAAGAGTTTCCAGAATTCTTTCGGAAAAACATGCAAAGTCTCTTTCTCCTTGGAATCGTGTTTACGAAAAAGAGGTTGAAATTATGGGTCGAATGCAGCACAAATGTGAAATCATTGGTGTTAGCATTCTTGACTACATTGATTTGTACAAGAAATTCACTTACAAGGCACAATCTTCATATCGTCTCGACTATATTGCTGAGGTTGAACTTGGTGAAAAGAAACTCGATCACTCTGAGTACAATACCTTTCGAGATTTCTATACACAGAATTGGCAAAAGTTTGTTGACTACAACATTCATGACGTAGAACTTGTTGACCGTTTGGAAGACAAGATGAAACTGATTGAACTTGCTATGGTTCTTGCATATGATGCTAAGGTTAATTTTACCGATGTGTATTCACAGGTAAGAATGTGGGATCAAATAATATATAATGAATTAACCAAACGAAACATTGTTGTTCCTCCTAATGAAAGATCTGAAAAGGATGCCAAGTATGCTGGTGCGTATGTCAAAGAACCTGTTCCAGGACTTTATGAGTGGGTGGTCAATTTTGACCTCAACTCCCTATACCCTCACCTCATTATGCAATACAACATCTCGCCGGAGACGTTATTGCCAAACAGACACCCATCAGCAACAGTAGATAGAATTCTTAATCAAGAATTGGATCTATCTGATCTTGATGGTAAAACTGTGTGTGCAAATGGTGCATACTATGATACAACTAAGAAAGGATTTCTTCCTGAGTTGATGGAGAAGACTTATAATGAGCGTAAGCAGTATAAGAAGAACATGCTTATTGCTCAAGCAGAGTATGATAAGAATCCAACTCCAGAGTTATCGAAAGAGATTGCTAAATGGAATAACTTTCAGATGGCAAGAAAGATTCAATTGAACTCTGCTTATGGTGCAATTGGTAACCAATACTTTAGATACTACATGCTTACTAATGCTGAGGCAATTACTTTGTCTGGGCAGGTTTCAATTCGTTGGATTGAAGATAAGATGAATAAGTATCTAAATAATCTTTTGTCAACGGAGGATGTCGATTATGTCATCGCTGTCGATACAGATTCAATCTATCTTAATCTTGGACCTCTTGTTAATAAATTTCTTAGTGCTAAGTCTGGCGACAAAGCAGCAATTACTAAGTTACTTGACAAGATCGCTACGGAAAAACTGGAACCATTCATCGAATCCAGTTATCAGGAACTTGCGGATTACGTTTCGGCATATGACCAAAAGATGCAAATGAAACGTGAGAATATTGCAAACAAGGGTATATGGACTGCAAAGAAAAGATATATCCTCAATGTTCTTGCTGATGAATCTGCAATTTTACAGAATCCAAAATTAAAAATTATGGGACTGGAAGCAGTTAAATCTTCAACCCCTTCTGCTTGTAGGACCAAAATTAAAGAAGCATACAAACTAATGATGAATGGGACTGAAGAAGATCTAATAAAATTTATTGATAAATTTAGAAACGAATTTAACAATATGGATCTTGAAGATATTTCTTTCCCTCGTGGAGTTAATGGGTTGACAAAGTGGTATGACTCTGCTACCTTGTACAAGAAGAGTTGTCCAATCCATGTACGAGCATCTTTGCTATACAATCTCCAACTCAAAACCAAGAAACTACTCCATAAGTATCCTATGATTCAGGAAGGAGACAAAATTAAATTTGTCTATTTGCAAGTTCCTAATCGTATGGGAGAAAACGTATTTGCATTTATTTCAGATTTTCCCGAAGAAACAGACCTTAGAAAATCCATTGATTATAAATTGCAATTCGAGAAATCTTTCTTGCAACCAGTTAAGGTTGTTACGGATGCTATTGGATGGAAAACAGAAGAAACTGCAACCTTAGACTTTTTATTCGGATAACTTATGTTTGATACACTCGCAAAAGAAGCAAAGAA